TGGCAGTGCTTTTTATAAGACACAATTTGCCCCGGCCAAATATCCTGAAATAATTCTATTGGTTTTTTGGTCTCAGAGATATATGCTTGGTCCCCGAGCCTGGGCGGCGCTATGTACTCCTTCATGTAGCGCCTTGGGTCTTTATCAAATTTTTCATAGATTTCCCGGTGGTCCCCGCTCCAGGCCATAAATCCGCTATTTGGGATGTTGTGTTTTCCGAAGTCTCTCAGCATTGTGAACTGGTGAGGGTGGGAGGCCAGCTCGTCCAGGCTACCAGAGATGACCGTGTCGAGATCAAAATAGAGCACCACGTCGTCAAATACCTCAGAAAACAGCTCCACCTTAGACCACCACCCAGACCACCTGTGCTTGAGCGGTATCCGCTCACAGGGCACGTCTACATCAGAGAAACACACAAATCGATGGGGTAGGGTAAGGTTATCTTGGACCATGTTCTTGAGGCGTAGCACGTCGTTGTCTGTGTAGCCGTCTTTGTAAATCGCGGTCTCAAAGCGCCCAGACTTTAGAACGCAGGCAACCGTCAGCACGGGGCCCCCAATATCTTGCCAGTGTGGCCAGACATCGAAAATATATTCTCTGTTTTACCGGCGTCTTTGTGCGTTTGCAACATTCTAATCCAATGCTCTAGTTGAACTGCCTCGGCAAACTTGCCGGCCTTGGTTGGCTTGCTTGGGTACTTGTCAGAGTAGACCAGGCTGCTCTGACTGAGCGGGGCACCGGCCATAATTACCTCATCAAATCCCATTCCGTGCCTTGCCCACAGGGCGCCGGCAACCCCAGATGACCCAGCCACCCACCCCAGCTCTGGCCACACATAGTCTATAGCAGCAAACTTGTGGTCTGGAACCGCCAGAAACCAGATGCCGCCGCCGTTGGTAAATCGCTTGGACCTAGAGTGAACAAATATTTGACGGCCAGCTGCAGCCTTAAACATCTCGGCGTGTTCCGCGTGTTGGGTCCAAACGTGTTCGATCTCGGGAATCATTGCAGCTGCGTTGTTTACGCCCAAGATCGTGGCCCCTGGCCGCAGCTCCCTAGCGGCAGCTAGGTCCTCAAAAACACAAGGGGCTGCGCCACAAATAATGGCACAACCCCCGTGTCTGGCTGTGTACCTCTCAGCCAATTAGTCGCTGTCGATAGAACCTAAAGCGACCGCGTTGGTTACGTCGACAACCGTGCCGGTGTTGCTGGTCACGATGTGCAGGCCAAAGGTGGCCGAGCTGTCGGCGTCGGCGTGGACATAAACTAGATCGCCAACCTTGAGCACCGAGGCTGCGCTATTGAAATAGCCCGAGCCGTCAACAACTGTGCCAAGATCGTTGGTCTTGTATGTCCACATTTGTGGAGCGTTGCCGGCTTTTGAGCCAGCTACAAGCATCAAATTGTCAGAAGTAAATGCCATGGTTTAGCTCCTTATACCGCGTCGGTGGTTTGAACTTCAACGATACCCTCGGCGTCGATAGCAACTGCGCCAGCGGAGAAGAGAGCGTTTACTAACCAGCTCGTTTTCTCGGCCACATAGTTGATCTCTGTCCGGGGAGCGATACCCTCTGCGTAGCCAATTGCGTCGCGGTGGAAAGCCCACAGCTTGCGCTCGGAAGATGCAACAGGCAATCCACCCTCTGAGCGGTCACCAATTACATGGAACTGGAACCCGAGGAAGGTGTTAACTTCGCCCTGCACCAACGCCTTGACGGTGTTGAAGTCGGTCGACGTTACAGCTGTCTCACCCAAGAGCGAGGCCAGGCTGTTTGCGTGGATGATCATGTGACGGTTGTCGAAGGGGACGTTGTTCTTGTCCAGATACTTCTTGGCCTCGCGCAGCTTGGATACGTTCAAGCCGGTGTTTGTGCCACCCTGGTCTTCCGTAACAATGTTGGACGTGCTGGAGTTTGCCAAGGCGTCCAGAATGATCTGGTCCTGGCGGCGTCCAATAGCGGAGCCAACTACCTGGGCGAGCTCAGAGCGCTCGTCAAAGTTAACTTTTTGCTGTGAGAATACGTCTGAATACTCAGCTGCATTCCAATCGGCAAGCGTGCAGGTTACCTTGCTGAACCCTACGTTCATTGGGGTAACGTCGGTGTGGGTAATGCGAGCTGTAGCTACGCCCTTACCTACTTTGGGAAACTGAACTGTCTGACCTTCAACTCCACGACGCTGACGAACCGCGCCTACCAACTGGGCCTTGCCCTGGTAAGCCTGTTTGACTTCAGCATCGAAGAGCGTAATAAAGGCGTTTGAAAGAGAAACGGCCATTTTGAGCTCCTTGAATTAGTCAAAAAAAAGGGTTTAATCGCGTCGGTGAGCCAATACTCTGGGCCTGTGCTTGCTACTTACGGCAGCCAATCGTCAGCATCTCACTGCGGTCAGGGTCGCTATCAAAAGCGGTGGGCCATAGTTTTATTCTATTTGTTAAAAAACAAAATGCAAGCACCAAAAAAAACCCGGCACTGTGGCCGGGTTAAATCCCCGAAGGAGAGGGGAGGAGGAAATCTATCTCTGTGAGGAAAACCACTCGCTCTCCCTAGACTGTCTCCAGTTCGGGTCGCTGTTCCACCGAGGGTCCTTGATGTACTCCTCGAGCTTGTTGCGGTTCATTCCCTCTTCAAGCGGTGCTGGGTCGATTGGCATCCTACCTTCGTAGGCAGACCTAATCTTCATAAGTACGTTAATGCCCCGAGCTGTGCCACCCATAATCTTAAACTCTTCAAAGTCTTCCTTCGATAGAATCTCTTTATTGACCATCCCCCTGGCCCAATCAACCATGCCGTTAACGATGGCGTTGCCGTTTGGTCCCAGGGCCTTGAGCTCCTCTGCCGGGTCAATAGATTCGCCCTGCATAAGCTCTCTGGCCTGGGAGGATAGCTTCCCGGCCAGGTCATCAAACTGAGCCTGAGATAGTCCGTTCTCCTTGGCCCAGCTGCTTAGTGTCCCAGCAATTGGGTTTTGGTCGTCGTAGCCCTCTCCAAATGCCTCGAGCTTGTACTTTCCATCAGCTGGTGCGTTGTGCTCGCCCTTGGAAATTTTTGCCCGTAGGTCCTTCCAGCTCTTGGCCAGGCTTTCGTAGTCTGCTTTACCATCTTTCCAGAAGTTCTCTGGGAGAAACTCTGGCCTGTCCTTCGGGCCCTCTGGCTTTGGCTCGCCTGGCGGCGCTGCCTTGTGGTCAACCGCGGTTGCCGATGGGTTTACTTCTTTGTTTGCGTTTGGGTCCTCTAGTTGCACGTTATCGAGTAGGCCGGTCTCTCCGGGCTCGACGTTGGTGTCTTCGCTCATAATTTCCTTGCTTGGTTAATCCGCGACATTAGATCCCTCACCACGTTTCTTTGCCCTTCGACAAAGTAAGCAAATGAGGCGTCGGTGCCAGGCGCGGCGACAGGCACGTCGACATAGGTTGCCCGAAGCCAGGTCATCAATTTCTGCCCGTCTTCGGTAGCAAATACGCGCAGGCACAGCTTGGATAGCTCCTCGCGCTGTTGGGTTACGTCCCTAATGTCTGATGGGACCGGGTCCTCGAGATCGTCCCAGCTCATGCCGGCACCATCTCAGGTGGGACCATTGGTTGCTGCGAGGTTGCGGCCATCTGTGCGCTCATGGCCTGCATGGCCAAGGCGTTTTGCTGCTGTTGCTGCATCTGCTCCATGAGCACTGCTCGCTCTGCTTGGTTGTTTCTCAATGTAGCTGGCACCCCTAGCTTGTCGCCAATGTAGTCGACAACCAGGTCTGTCTTGATAGCTACGGCACCGTCTGTGCCAAAGCCCTGCATCAGCTGCGAGTATTGCAAGATTGCGTTGATCTCGTCCATGGCCTGGGCCTGGGCAAGAGGAGCCACCGGGGTAACCTTGACCTCGAGGCCGTTGACCCGCAGTGGCAGATCAATCATCCCGCGCTCGTCCATGACCTCAAGAATCTTGGCCGTCAAAGGAATCATGGTCTCGTTGATCAGTCGGCCAAAGGCAGATCCCAGGTTTTGTGCCAGCTCCTTCATGCGCTCCACAATCTCTGTGGCAGACCTGGCAGACATATTGTCTGGTGGCAATGACTCGTCGAGGAGAATGCGCTTGATGCTGGCGGTCATGTCGTTGATTACCAGCTGTGAGACGTTGAAGTCGCCAGACCTTGGCAGCGCCAGCAAGCTCGGGCCCTGTGGCCCACCATTACGCGCCACGGGAATAATTGCACCAGGGACAATCTTGACCGTGTTCGGGTTTAAGACCCCATCGTCAGCTGCGGTGTAGGCACCAGAGACCGCCATAGAGGCGTTCTTGAGCAGCAGCTCCTTGGTCTTATTTAGTGTCTTGATATCTGGCAACGCCGTCATCAGCGGACCGCGACCGTATATCTCGCCGGCTACCTTCATGTAGCGAGAGATTACCCACGGAGAGGTCTTGCGCCTGCGGTAAACAATCTCTTGCTTGGATACCTTGTCGATGACGTGGTAGCAATAATCTCCGCGTTTGGTATCGAATATGGTGGCCTCGAGCAGCTCCACGTCGTCTGTGGGTTTATTTTGAATCCGTCGCACCATATCGTCTGGCATCTTGGCATCTGGCCACTGGCGCTCGATGCTCTCGCCCTTCATGCGCATCCGACGGTAGACGTTGTCGACCTGGCCGTTGGCTCCCTCTTCGTATGCGACCAGAAAGAGCGGGACCGGCACAAAGTTGATTGGGCTAATGTCGTCACCTGGCTGCACCATCATGCAGGCCGTGCCAACCGCGAGGTCCAAGAGAAACTCTCCGATTGCAATGTCAAAGTTAGATTGGCGTAGCGCCGCAAACATCTTGTCCTGGTAGACATCCAAGATCGCCTGCGCCATCTGTGTCTTGTCCATTGGGATAGACGGACCGGGCTCGAGCCTGGCCCACTTGCGCTGGGGAGGAAACACCACAGACTGCAATCGGTTAGCAAATCTCTGCGTAGAGTTGATCGCCGTCGAATCAAATACTCTCTGCATTTTTTTCATCCCAGACGCGCCACCTTCCCAGATTCCATATAGCTGGCGCTGTGGAAGGGCAAACTCGTAGGCGTCTTGATACAGCTGCTGGAATTCGTCTTTTTTCTTTTGAGCTATTTCCTGGCGCTTCATTATTTCGTCAGGAGACAAGCGAATCCCACCCGGCGCTTTCTTGTCGTAGTAACTAATTTCCATCTGTCAGTCCTTTTCCAGTTTGTACTTCTCAAGCAAGTTGCGACCCTTGGCAGCCAATCTTGCAGCTGAAGACCTAGTGCGCGGCACTGGCTCGCCCCAGGCATTTGCTGCCTTCGCTAGACGCGTTGGCCTGCCCTTTTCGTCTACCAATGGCCCGCTTGGGTTTGTATAAAAGCGAGTTAAAAAAGAACCCTTGCGCCTGGCCCGGTCCCCAGATGGGGAGCCCTCTTTGACGCCAGGCTGGAGATTCTTGCTCTCACCTGATCGCTCAAACTTGCGCCGGCCAGCCTCTGTTAGGCCACCCTCTGGGTCCTTATACTTGCTCATCAATCCTCTTCCTCGAGCAGATATTCAGATAACAACTTGCGCTCCATGCGGGTAAGCATCATATTTTTTTTAAGTTTTTTACCGATGGCCATCTTTTGATCGTCGCTTAAAGCCTCGCTTGACTCTTCTTCTTGGCCATTTTTTTTGTGTTTGCCGTTTGATTCAATTTCAATTTCTACTTTCATTTGTTGCCCCTGGCCGCCATCATGTTATCAATTAGGTTTGGATATGGCCGCCCAGCTTTCTTAGCTTTGCGCATGGCCATACGTTTTTCAGATGGCGTAAGTTTCTCTGGCTTGCCAGCGCTCTTTGGCCTGGGTTTGTCCCACACTTCCTTATCCATATTTTGCACCCTTCATCAAACCGCCCTTGCGAGCCCTGCGCTGCTCAGATAGCGCAATGGCCACTGCCTGCTTTCGGCTTTTGACCTTGTCGCCAGATGAGCTCTTGAGCTTGCCGCGCTTGTATTCACCCATCACTTTTTCAACTTTGTCCATGGTTACCCTTGCATAAGTGGCCGCGCAGAGCGGCGTGATACAGCTGACAATCGAGCGGCCTTGCGCTCGCCAACCTCTCGTTGGAACTCGCTCTGTAGTGCGGCTCGCTTTTGTTGAAATGGCTCATCAGAGAATGACTCAATTGTTGGCGCAGATGGTGGAGCCTCTGGCGCAGCTGGGGCCTTCTCTGTAAACGCGCCTGGCGCCGTGCGCTGAGTAAACTGCTCAAAAGGCGTGGTGACTCCAGATTTTCTAAGATAACCAGTAGCTTGATACCCAGTTTGTCCTTCGACATCTGGAACCCACTCCCACCCCGATGGAAGAACCCAGCGAGACTGCCCTGAGTATCCTTCAACAAAAGAACTTTCTGGTAGGTTAGTCGGGTTATATTTCCACGCTTCTGCGACATTGACCTGTTGTGTTGTGCCTGGATAATTGGTTGTATATACGTTTCCATAAGCGTAGTTGGACATTGTGACGCGCCGGCCCTGGGGATCAACAGCATAGCTTTTTAATAAATCCTGGTAGCTTGATACTTTGCTTTGGTATTCTTTGGCCTTGGCCTCGTAGGTTGCAGCCGCGCTTTCGTATTGAGGAAAAGTAATTTCTCGGTATTTCTTAACAGCGGCCTCATATGGCGCCAGCGTCTCGGCTGTTTTGGTTTGATATGCACCAAATGCCCGCTCGTATTCAGATGTGATGGATTGAACGCCGCTTTTATATTGTTCCGCTAGGCGAGTTATATCTCTTGCGCCGCGTTTTGCCGCTGTGCGTTTTTGATATAGGGTCGGCGCCGCCATCGTTAGACCATTGCCCTGGTGCCAAGCTGCGTGCTTTCAATTCCAAGCTCTGGTGTTAGTCGCTCCTGAGATAGTAGAGCGCGTCTACCGCCACGGGTTCGGGCGCGTAACGCAGACTTTTCTTGTTCCGCTGCCTTGCGCCGCTCCTCGTCAGCTGCGGCCTGAACCTCTTTGGATTTTTTCTCCATGGCCAACTTGTTTTCTTGATATTGCAGAGAGCTTTGCTCAAACTGTTGGCGAGCTAGGTCTGCTTGCTCTTTTAAGCTAGCTGCCTGTGTTGCGTAGATTTCGTTTTGCTTGGCAACTTGCTCGCGCATTGCAGCTGCATCTGTTGCCTGCTGTTGCAGCGCCTGCGCTTGCTGCTGCTCTGCGCCTTTTCTAGCCTTGCGAGCTTCGTTTGCTGTGTAGGCAGAGCCTAAGATAATTGCGCCTGCGACCCATCCCGCCATATTAGTTCCCCTTTCAACCTACGATTTTCACCCAGCCCACACGCTGGCACCTCATACAACCGACTCTCAAGTAATTCAATGTCACGGCAGTTGTCCTGGTTCTCGTATATGTCAGTCCACACAACCTCTTCATCGAACACCCTACCAGCTCTCTGAAAACCAGCTGGCACATCAAATTCCATTGGGGCCACCAGCACTTTTACTCCACTGTCTGTGTTGACTGCGATGGTTCCACTCTCAAGTCGAACCCTGTATTGCGTTTTGTGTGCAGCTCCAGTTAACACAGTCCACGGTGGTATCGTAATCGTGCGCTCGTACAGGCCAGGCAAGAATCGATGAGACGTTACAATTTTTGCCTGCTCCATATCGAGCAGCTCGCCCTGCATCTTAATCACCAGCTCGCGTTGATCTGCAACTGAGAGCTCCCCGCTCTCAAAGATGACTAAGCCACTCATGCTTTTATTCTATTGGTCTTTAATCGGTATGCAATACCTGCGATATCACTGTGCAATCACCTCACGCAAAGATGTCAAAGTCGGTGTTGGCCACAATCATGCCCTGTGGTTGGCCACCTAGTTTGTGGCTCCTGGTCATTCGGTTGTATTCGCCCCCGCCAAGCAGCAAGTACCCAAAGGAATCGCCAATGTGTGAGTGTTCGTTCTTGTTTGGGGCATCTCTGAATCGCTCCTGGCCGGCGCCAATTGCGACCCGCTTAAAGTGATATCCCCCAGCTAGCGCCTTTCTTAGCAGCTTGCACTCTCGGTTCACCATGAGACCTGGCTTTCCCTCTATGAGTCGCTGCATTGGGGCGGCAGATGACTCTCGCCTGACCTTGAAGTCGTTTGATGCTGTGGGCTGTGCCTTGAGACCCAGGGTTCTCAGGAAATCAAAGGCGGTGACCTCGTAGATGGCGTCTCTGGCCTGGCCTGCCGGGTCTCCCCAGATCATTACCTGGTGGTTTGGGTACCTGGCGTTGAGCTCGGCTAGCAGCTGGTGGCCAAACCTCTCGAGTCCCATGTCGAAGGTAACGATTTCGTGGTGAATCTCCCACCTTCCGTTTGGCAATCTCTGGCCAATGGTCGCAGCTGGTGTCAAACCGAAGTCAAGGCCCACCTGGATTGGCACCTGCGGGTTGACCGTGGTGTCGCCAGACATGGTTGAGTCGTTGTATTCTGGCCAAACCGGCCTGCCCTCTTGGACGTAGGTATACAGACCGCCCGCGTAGCACTTGATCCAATCTAGGTTCTTGCCAAGCAGCATCTGCTGGTAGTAGCCGGGCGGGAGGTTGTTGATGTTTTCTGCTTTTGGGTTCACCTTCCACCACTTGCCAGCTGAGAAGATGTGGTCGTTTGCCTCCGGGTTCTCTGGCAGCTCCTCTGGGTCTACCTCGACGATGCCCCCTGGCTGCTTCCAGAACTTCCACGCGTACTGGCCAGACATCTTTTCCTTCTCCGCTATCTTGTGCCACCAGTGATCGTCGTCCATGGGGTTGGTGTCCATCCAAATACCGTGCCAGGTGGCGCCACCATCTCTCTTGGTCGGGTATCGACCGACCCGGTGGGTGAGGCCATCGATCACCGCTTTTGGCAGCTCTCGGGCCTCGTTGACCCAGGCGCCGGTAAGCTCCAGAGACAACAGCTTTCGCACGTCTTTAGGTTGATCGAGGGCAAGGAATATCACCTCGCAGTCAATTCCCGCGGCCCCGTCTCTGGCCGGCAACCTGATGTGGTGCGTGATCGGTGGAGTCCACAGCATTGGGCCGAAGGTTGCCTCTGGGAAGAGGTCCAGCCAGGTTTTGATGGTTGTGGTTTTTAGCATTGGGTAGCTATTGCGTACAATTGCAAAACGCGTGTATCGGATGCCATCGATAGGGGAGGGCTTTTGCTTGACGGCCTTGATCATTACCTTGGCAGCGCACGCGTAGCTCTTGCCAGAGCCAACCGGGCCCATGACTCCCTGCACAAATGCGTTGGACCCAATGAAGTCGTAGACGGTTGGGGACCTAGAGAAGTCTAGGTTGAGGCCAGTTGTGGCCACGGCCTTGGTGGATTGCTCCTTAGTTCTTGCCACTTTGCACCTCGATCAGTTTCTCGAGGAAGTGTGCGGCCTTCTTTAGATCGTGGACCCCGTTTTTTTCCTTGTATCGGGTGACGTACTTGATGATCGAGCCCTCGAGGAACCCCAGTTCGTTGGCCACAATGTAGTCCCAGGGCTGGATTGCCTTGGTTTTGTAGTGACTGCCGCCCTCTTGCCTGTCGTTTGCCTGGCTCATTGGTCCACCCTCCACGACGCCCACACAGAGAAGGCTAGCCAGGACACGGAATACAGCAAAAACCACCCCAGGTCGTTCATGTTTTGGTCTCCTTACGGTTTTCTAGGTTCCAGATGTGGTGATCTTGCCAGGCCACGGAGCGCTCGAGCTCTGCGACGCGGTTAAGGTGCATCTGGCACACACCCTCCCAGTGCTTTTGGCACTCTTTCCAGGCCACCTCGGCGCAGGCCAGCTCGTCCTCGGACCAGTGCTTGGCGTCTTGCCTGGACGCTACCCAGCTATCGAAGCTCATGTCTCTGGCTCCTGTTCCCTTGCCGGCGCAATTACGTTGACATCTAGCACCGACGGTTTATCTGATCCATCGTCCGGGTTATCAAGTAGTCCAGACGCTTTAGCAAGTAGACGGAGCACGCCAACTTTGTCGTAGAGTTCAACGTCCAACGTCTGCGAACCATCCTTCTCACGCCTGACCCTGATATTTTTGATTGCCTGCAAGGCGTGGTCAGGAATTTGACTTGCCGCTTTAACCTTGACATTTCCGTCCTCGTCCCACGTTAGGATATCTGTGATCTTGGTGTTGGCCATGCACAGCAGGGAAAACGCAATGGCCTCTCGGTTCTCCGTAATCGTGGCCGAGCGCTCCATGCGACGCTGGATAGAGCGCACCCCACCCCAGTTCTTGAGGCTGGGCACCTGCTCGGATATACGGGATTTGGGCCTGGTCATCAGAACGGAATGTCTTCATCGAGGTCCACGAACCCGTTTGCCTTGGCTTTGTTGTGGTTGTCCTGGGCCGGGAAAGGTTTGTGAGCTGCGGAGTAGGCCTGGCCACCAGATTGCACCTCCTTGCCAATCTTTAGCTTTAGGTACGCCTTGCCGTTTTTGTCCACAAGGTTGAAAGCGTTGATGTAGTGCAACTTGCCGTCTGGCAGCATGAACTTGCCGGTCATGTCCCCCTGCCAATCCTCCTTCTTGTCTGCGTTGTTAAAAATCGACCCAAAGCCTGGTTTGTGTTCATAAGGTTTGTCATACGCCATCAAAAACTCCTTCCAAGAAAAGTTGAGGAAAATTTCGGAGAGACACCCCCGCTACGGTGTGGACGGGGGGGAGGGAAGGGGTGCCTTTCCCACAGCCAGCCCAGGCCAGGTCCACCGCAAAAGGTTGACCACCCCACCGCTCCTGGCTGCCAATCGCCTGACACGCAGCGTA